TGTTGTTTTCTTAATTCGTTTTCTGACATCTTAACAACATGAATAATTGTTTCCGCATCGTCTAATGAGGTAGCCGTATACGGAACAACTAAGTCATCAGCAGGAACAAACTTTGATACTGTTCGCTGCATAATTTCATCGTAGTACACTTTTTTAAATGTAGATCCTGTAAGTGGTAAATAGAATAACATCTGATCAAACTCAGATTCATATTCTTTCATCTCATCCATGATCTGGTAATTCATAAATTCTTTGACACGCATTGACTGCGCTTCTTTATCTGGAGTTGGCATTCCAACTATTTGAGTTCTAACGGGTCCACCTGATGGTAATAATTCTTTGTAAGCTAATGATTGAAACTGTGTAACCGCTTCTGCTAATACTGGGTGAACTGCACCGGATGCACCTTTAAATGGTTCTGTGTTTTCTTCATACTTAAATCCTAAAAGGTCTAGACCTTTTGTGTAAGAAGTTTCCCAATCTTTTCTTGATGCTTTGTAATCTGTAAAATTTTCGTACAAGTCATGACCTATTGGAGCTAGCACTTCTTCTGGAAGTAACTCTGCTAGATTGGCAAAATGATCGTCACCTTGTTCTTGGCTACCGATTGATGGGTCGAAGTTTATATCAACACTGCCATCTTCGTTCTGTTGAACGTCAATTGGTTGATCAGGGTCTTTTTGCTCTTCCTGTAGTTCTACTTCTAATTCGTCAGGACTTGGTATATTTATTGATTGCTTTACGTTTGGTAAAGACTTGTCTATTTCTGCCATTTATTTTCTCCAGTTTCACTGTCTTAACAGTATTATAATTAATATTCAACCCCTGTGGTGTTGGCCCTGATTTTGGTGGTGGTCCTGACTTTTTTCCGATCATGCTGAAAAATCTCCATACGACTCTAACTCGTCAAGGTACTCTTCATACTTATCCGGTTCGTTCATTCTCATTTCATTAATTCTATCTTGTTCTTCCATACCCATTCTTACACCTTCAATACCCATCAAACCTAAACCAACAGGTGTAAAACCTCTTGCAAGTTTTCCAAAAGGGTTAGCTGCAACTCTTCCAATTTTTGACATTATACCTGTACCCGTTGAAGCACCTTTTTTTATTAACTCAGGTGCAAGTAACTCGGCACCAGCAATTCCTAAGTTAGGATCTTCACCTGTTAATTCATTAAGTGCAAATCCTGCAGCAACAGCTGGAAAACCAAATGGTCTAGCAATTTTACCTAATGTTTTTAAAATTGGTTTTCTTGCAGCGTACGCTCCACCTGCTACTCCTGCACCTGCAAGTTTTTCTCCAGTGCTAAAGCCTTGTTCTGTTGTGCCATCAGCTGCGCTTGCTGCAGAAATACCACCTATTGTTATACCTGTTGCTAAAGCAATAGGTCTTAATTTAGCTGGTATTTTAGATAAAAATCCTGGTTCAGATAATTCTTTTGTGTATTTTAAAAGAGGTTGTCTATCTCTTAAAAAACTTTCTGTGCCTTTTCCTAATTTTTTTTCTCTAGCAATTTGAAATTTCATATTGTCTTCAATTACTTTTAGATCTTCATCAGTAATATCTTGTACAGGTTTGTTATCAAGAAAACCCATGCCGTATGTTTTAATATAATTAACTCCATATGTGTATGGTTTTAAAGTTTTTGCATCTACTAAAATACCTTGGACTCTTTGATTAGTTAAATCAACAACAGCAGATATTTCTTTGTTAACATCATCAATTCTTTTTTGAATATTTTTTGGAATTTCTAAACCTTTATTAGTAGAGCGCCTTGCAGTTCTAATTAAATTATTTTGTTCTTTATATAAATTATCAAGTTTGTTTTCAAATTTTCTAATCGCTCCACTATTTATTCCAGGGTCTTCTACACCTAAATTTAAAATATTGTATAGCTCACCTAATTTCTTAACTTGTTTATAACTAGCTCTGTGAGCAGTTGCTAAATCTTCAAATGTTTTCATTCTACCAATTTCTGCTTCAATATTTGGATCAGATATTTCTTCTAATATAATTTCTCTTAAACCCTTGTTAGCCTTTCCTTGTTTTATTAAATCTTTAGAAAATTTTTTAGATCCTGCGATGGCTTTATCAGCTTGTGCTTTAGTTTTATAATATTGTGTTCCTTGATATGCAGAAGGTATTTTAGTTGTTTCAGTTGAACGTGGTACGTTAAAAGTTATTTTATACTTAGATCCTTTAGGTGCTAAAACTTCTGTTTGAGTTCTACCAACTTTAAAACCTCTTAAATCTCTATCTGTAACTTCTCTAATTATATTATATCTATCTTTAGGTAAATCTAGATCTGCTTCTTGTGTTTTAAATTTTTCCGGTCTTACTATATTACCCGCTTCTTCTTCAGCAGTTATAAATCTTCTAATAGTTGATCCATCTATTTTAAAATTATATGGTGGTTTAGATAGTTTATTAGCAATATAAGGAGAACCACCTTCACCGCTAGAATAAGTGTTTTTAATTACTTCTCTAATATCATCTCCCAAAAAATCAAATGCTTGACGTTGCCCCGATTGCTCTAAACCTATTCTATAAGCCTCTGATTTATTAGGATATCTTTTATTTAATTTTATAAAATCTTCATATTTATTTACTTGGCTTTTAAAAAATTTTAATTGGTTAGTTTTATCAAGTTCTCTAAAATTTTTACCATATTGCGATTGAGCCATTTTATTTAAAATACTCTTACCAAACTTATCTTCATATGCTTTGTATGAAGCTTCTGATTTAGAGAGATTATTAAACCCTTTTCTAGTTCCCATGTCCTGACCCTTAAACATTCCGTTTTTACCTATAACACCACCTTGCGCTGCATTCTCTCGCATAGATTTTCTTTGTAAGTATTCTTCGTAAGTTTCTTGAGACGGGTCAAAGTCTTTCAACAGTTCATCTCTAAGTGAACCAGGTTCTAGGTCATCTACTAATTTTGCTTCTTGTGCTGGTCGCAACAGATACGCCATCATCTCATTGTATTCTGCGATCTTCATTATACCTTTAATATATCAGCTAGCCCGCCGCTTGCTGCTCGGACCCTGCCGCCTGTTGCTTGTTTAGTTCGAGTTGTATTTTTCATAATGCTTACAATCTCATCTGGATCTTTACCTTTTTCCATCATTCTAAAAGCTTCATCAATAGATGCTAGGACTTCTGCTTTTCTTTGTGGGTTGTCGTCTGCTAAAATTTTATCTAACAGGTCATCTGTAATACCTGGATACTTTTGTTTTAACTCGAATCGCTCTGCAAGTTTTGGTGCTCCCATGGCTCTTAGGTTATCTGTTTCAGTTGCAATGGGACTAGACTCAGGTTTCATGCCTCCAGGGACTTTGGTGCTCATCAATCCTTTCTTTTTTGCAAGCATAGTATATGCTTTGCCGTATGCATCCATAACGTCTTTTTGATCAACTAAACTTCTATCTATTTCTAAATCATCTAACATATTATCAACAGCTTCATCTGCATCAATTTTAGAATCTCCTGATGGAAAAATATTATCAACTGCTTTTTTAATTTCAGTCATTAAATCTTTTCCTTTTCTTGAAAGAAACACTGCTAATTTAATTCCTGATCCAACTGCATAACTAGTTCTCATCAATCCACCTTCTGCATTTGGTTTTCTTTTTGTTGATGGTTCAAATTTATCTAGCTCATCTATTTGTCTGTATTGTTTCATTAACTCTTCTTCAACAGAATCAACACTTTGTAAACCAGGATCAAAACCATATTTTTCTTTAGGAACTGGTAAATCTGCCATGTCATAAAAACCTCTGTTCATCTTAAATAACTTTCTAAAATTTTCTTCTATATCTCTATACGTTGGTCCTCTAAGTCTTTCCCCATATTGCTCAAAGATATCATCAACAGCAATCAGAGCATCTTCACCATATGCTTTTCTAAATACATCAATAGGATCAACTCCACCCTGACGTACTTCTGCTATCATTTTTCTTTCATAGGCATCAGGTATATCTAATCTACCTGTCTCTAATTCTTTTTGTAAAAATTGTCTAAGGGCAGTTCTGACATCACCTTCTCGACCACTTCCCATCTCATATATTCTTCTGTTTCTAAGCGCTCGTAAAGCATCTTGAATTTGTTTTTTTTGCATATCAGCATCAGAAAGTGATTCAATTTCTTCCATTTGTTTTTTACCTTCTTCTACAGCTTTAGCTAATCTTTCCATTAACGGTGTAGAGTCTTTAACGTCTCCAATTACTTTATCAGACTCAAGAAAAAAAATTTCATCATCTGTAAGTTTTTTAGCTGTACCTGTATTGTCTGTCTCAAGACTCTTGATGCCTGACTCTTCTGTTTTTTTAATATCTTTAGTTCGTTTATCTAGGGTTTGCTCTTTCTTACCTTGATTAAATGCATCATCTATTTGTTTTTTAGCTGCATTAAATTTTTCACCTAGTTCTCTTTTTGCAAGTTGATAGGCTTGCTCTATCGATTTAATAGAGCCTGACCTAGTCAGATTTTGAATTGCGAGTAATAAAAGTTTCATAGTTTACCAGTAATATTTATATTCTTTTCTTGGCAGCTTTTCATCCTCATAATCTTCTGGATGAGTTATTAAACCACCTTGTCTAAATCTCATGACAGCTTGTGTTGTGCTATCTACAAGATCATCGTGATCCCCATACGGGAAGGCAGCGCACTCTTCAATTACCTCTTGAGCGAACTGTTTATTCAAAGGTGCGTATATACTACCAGATTCAAACAAAGGTGCAACTGAATTTACACGAGTATGTTTATCATTACCTTTTGACGGTGTGTAGTTGACAACGGGTATACCCATATTTCTTAATTCGTATGTCAGTGGTAGTCCTGATGCTTTAGCCTCAACGAGTACAGTTTCAGGCTGCCAGTAATCATATTGCTCTTTTGCAACTCTACGAAGTTCTGGAAACTCATATCTATCTTTCATTGCATCAAGTAAAATTAATTTTGGTGGTCCTTCTTCATTCTCACGAAAGATACCCCAAGTAGTAATAGCAGAATAGTCTGCAGTTTCTTTTTTCATAAATGCAGTATCATAACTTTGTATGACATGATCTAATGGTGGTATGTAATCCTTATCCCAATCCTTCCACCACTCACGTTTTAAGATTGCACCTTCTTCAGATGTAGGGTTTTGCATCCACTGTGCATTCCATTTACCGAGTGATAGTGATGCCTTAACTGATTCCAGTTCGTCGATCTTCCAGTACTCCGGCCATACGGGCTTACCACTCGGCATTATTGCCGGAAACTCTACCAAGTCCCACTGATCTGATTTGGGTTCTGTTTGGTTCTTTAAAAGAATTCCTGTAAGGTCTTTAACATTCCAACGTGTCATAACGCAAACGATTTTACCGCCTGGTTGTAAACGTTGACGTGGACCGGATGTATACCACTCGTAAGCTCGCTCTAAAGCTGTCAAATTCATAGCGTCTTGCTCACTGTGCGGATCGTCAATAATTAACAAGTCCGCTCCTCTACCTGTAATTGCTCCACCGACACCAGCAGCAAAGTACTCGCCACCTTGAGCAGTTTCCCAGCGACCAGCGGCCTGGCTGTCTTCTCTAAGTCTTGTTTTAAATATTTGTTGATACTCAGGTGAATCAATTAGTGTTTTAGCTTTACGACCAAAACGCACTGCAAGTTCTCCTGTGTGGGTAGTCTGGATAATTTTTAGCTTTGGAGTTTTACCAATCATCCAGGCTGGTAGTAGTGTTGATGCAAACTCAGACTTTGTATGTCTTGGTGGCATATTTACAATCAACCTTTTGATTTCACCAGATGCAAGTTTGTTAAACTTATCTGCAATTGTTTTGTGATGTGCACCTTCAATAAACTCAGGCCATATGGTTTTTACAAATGCAAGAAAGTCATTCTGTGCAAGTTCTTTTTTATCTTCTTCTTTGTACTTGATTAGAATTTTTTTAAACCTGTCTCTGACGTCAGGTGGTAATTTGTTTATTTTATCTAGATCTATTTGCATTTCGAAAAATTTTTTGTAAAATTTTTTTACATGTTGTTTTTAGTCTTATAATGATTTTTGAGGGTT